TGACCTTGGTATACAATGTACCATACCAGTTATTTGCCTTAGGGTCCATTGCATCAATATCTGCAAGATAGTCCTCAACATTATCAAGAAGACTCTTGGCGCTAGCTAGGTTCTGAGCGTATTCTCTCTTCTGCTTACCTAAAGGTGAGCCTGCTTTCCATGAGTCAGCCGCACTGCGGATAGCTTTATTGTCTGGATATAGCTCAGCCAGTCTGGCATATACTACAGTAGGGTCCTCCTTACCTGATTTCCACGTACGCTCGCCCGTTTTAAAGTTGTCCTGTATATACTCACCGATGATTCCCTGATATGAACGAGCTAGCTTGATTGCGTCTGCTTCAGATAGATTATTAATCTTATCTGACATAATTAAATCAGTCATGTTGCTTAAACGTGCATTATTCGCCTCACCTTCAGTGGTAGGTCTCTTGATAATAAACTCTACTAACTTGCCATCGTTACCTACAGAGTACATAGTTATTTGTTTCTTTTTAGCATCTGCGAGCTCTTTAGCTCTAGCATCTGCAAGGTTCGCCCACTTAAGCGCAAGCTCTTCTTTCTTAACGCCTTTATCGTAAGCACCTGACTTAGTGTCTTGGTAGGTCTTAAGTGCTACTTGACCTGCTTTACCTACTGCTGTTAGGAAGTCACCTGGAGTTGACATTAAAGTCAAACCAAACTGCATCATAGCCAGTCCCCAATCCGGGTCTTTGGTATATGCTTTCTCTGCCTCTAATAACAGTTTCTCTGCACGCTCACTTGGAGTTAGTTTACTATTAGCTACGTTCTTCTTAAGAGCAGTTACACCCTGTACTGCCTCCGCAGTACTTGTAGGTGAAGCGTCTGCAATAGCCTCTAAATCAGCATCCTCTTCCATCGTATCTTGAGTTTGCTCAGCCGCGCCCATCATATCGTTCATTTCTTCCCTAGCGAGGATATTATCTTCTACGCCCGGGTCTCCGTCTGCATCAAGGTACTGCTGAATTGCATTAGGGCCAGTAAATCCTGCATCGTTAGCTTGCCTCTCTAGTAACTCTAAATCGGCTTTATCTGTATTAGCTTGGTCAGCTTTAACCATCTGCTCACGTTGAGTGTCAGTTGGCGCGCCTTGCGCTTTACCTAACCAGTCTGGAGTGTCTCCTGCACCTGTTCTAGCGTTTGCTATTAATTCTGCTGTGTCCTGCTCATTTTGTTCATACTCAGTCTCAGCATCCCACTCCGCAAGCATTCTTTGAGTGTCTAGTGCATCCTGCTTAGCATAATCTGCATCTGCTCTTTGCTCTCTAAGATATGCCGTACGCGCTAGTTCTTCACCCATAGGGCTCTTTGAATCTTCCATCTCTTTAACTAACATATTATAAGCATCGTCTTTACGTTTCTGCTCAGCCATCTTAGCCATATTAATTGCCTGTGCCTCTGCTTCGCCTGCGTTGGAGCTGTGGTCCATCTCTGGCGCGTATCGATTATAAGCTTGAGTGGCCTCAGCTTGTCGCTTAGCTTGCTCCATCTGCTTAGCATCCGATAAACGAATAAGCTCGTTTTCTTTAGCCATTGCCGCCGCGTTGTTCTGTGCAATCTGGTTCTCCATAGCACGGTATGGGCTCTCATTACCTGTCTGAGCTTCATATACTCTAATTAAATCAGCCTTACGGTTCTGTAGTGACATATGCTCTGCTGATTTAGGGTCTGTCTGTGCTAGTAGGCCATCGATTACTTTAATTGCACCTCTAAAGTGCTCTTCAGACCATCCTTCTGTTTCTTTAGCGGCTTGAGTAGTGTTGTTAACATCATCTACTTGGTCTGCTACTGCTGTCTGCACAAGGTCTTGAGTTTGTTCTTGAGCTCTATTTAAATCCTTACTTGAAATCGACGGAATGCCTGGACCCATATTGTCAGTCGCGTCCCAGCCCATTCCAACATGTCTATTTAATTGACGCTCCCTTATATCAGCGTCTTTATAGTAGTCTGCTGGTACTCCTTCACCGTAGAATCCTGAATCTGCTGTAGTAGCAGGTACCTGAACAGGTGTGATAGGAGTCGCCGCAGTACCTGCATTCTGAATACCTTCGAAAATCGCAGCTTGCTCTGGAGACCAGTTAGCAGCAGTGTCCGACAATGCTATACCTGTTGCATCCATTGCTTCTGGAGTTAAGTATTTTTTCGCCCAGTCCTGAACTGGCATACCTGCTTGTTCTGCTGCGCTACCATATAAAGTACCTAAACCGCCCATGCCCATAGCCATCTTGTCGGCCATGTCCATACTCTTGTAGTACTCTTTATCTGAATTATCTACTTCATTTAAAGAAGCAGAAAACTCCATTAGTTTTTCTGCGATACTCATTTAATTACCCCACCATCCGAATGATTTACCAGCTCCTGCTAAGGTAGCTAGTCCACCTAGTAGCTGACTAGCTCTAGATGGGTCTTGTGTTTCTGTAGTAGCCATCTGCTGTGTTCTGTACGGAACACCTTTAATCAGACCACTCATAAAGTTAAGTTGCTCATATGGGTACTTCTGCTTTCTTTGCCACTCTTGCATATCTAAGTCTAATCCACGCTGAGCTTGTACTTGCTGTAAATCACCAATACGCTGTAGTGATGAAATATCATCTCCAGTAAAGCCTCTAGCAACTCTAGCGATGTCAGCCTGGCCTTTACCAACTTGACCGAGTTGTGAGCCGATACCTGCTTGGGTTTGTCCCATCTGCCCGTAACGACTACCTAGAGCACCTAACTGCTGACCAAACGTACCATACTGTCCACCTAACTGACCTAACTGAGTTGCTACATTAGACTGCAGGCCTGCTTGAGTTTGACCTAGTCCTTGAATACCTTGAGCAGCGCCTGCTTGACGTGCCATCTGGTTCTGGAAGTTTTGTAATGCAGCTTGTTGTGCTTGTGCATAGTTCTGAGCGTTTGCTTGATTGACGAACTTACTCTGTTGGTCTAGCATATTTCTACGATGCTCTGCCTCGGCTATACCGTGGCGCGCGCCTCCGAATGCTCCTGCTTGAGCAGCGTTTGCGCTAATCTGATTGAGTCCCATTGTACCTTGACGACGTAGCTCATCTAAACCTTGCTTAGTTACTGCGTCTTGGTAAGGATTCATAAAGGCGCCTGCCGCCTTAGGGTCGTATGCTTGTGCTGTGTCTGTATACATCCCTGTCAATGTTGGCATCATCGCAGTAAATGTAGCAGGGGCACCTCTAGCCGCGGCCGCGGCTTCCTTAGTTAAACCTGAACCTTGTCCAGTTAAAGTAACTCCCTGTCCAAATAAAGGAGTTCCCGCTCCTGCTTGAGTGATGCCTTGTCGGGCGTATTTTGCTTGCTCTCCTAATAAACCAGTTGCACCTGTCAGGGCTGCTTGACCTGCTCCTACATTAGACTGTACTAGGTTAGCAGCTTGTGTCTGAGGGGCGGTGAAGCCGGCTAGTTTCTGACCTCCATAGGCTGAGTAAGGTGTTTCGGTTAGAGTTTGACCTGATGCTAGTGTCTTCTTAGCATAGTCTTCCATCCACTCAGGGATGCCTCCTATGGTTGTGGTTGTTTGAGTTGCCATTTATCTTGCTCCCTCTAGTGCGTACATTAGATTATATAGTTTCTTGGCGCCAAGTCTAGGGTCGCCATTTCCTGCGTTTCGTACAGCATCAGCGGTCATTACAAACTCGCCTTTAGATGCCATAATAGGCACATCGTCTGCTGTACCTGTTGTTCCTTGATTAATCATACCACCGCTAGCCTTCCAAGCTACTGGCTTATACCATTTCATTATCTCTTCATCTGAGACATTAGGGTTTCCAATTACCCAAGCTGGGGGTACTATAGTTTTAGAAGGTATGTAATCAGTCTCTAAATAAGGTTGTTTTACTGCTTTAAAATCACTATATCCTGTACCATATCCAGGAGTGCTTGCTGTAATTGCGTGTGATGGAGCGGTAGTGGTAGAGTCTGAGTCTTCAAGAGGATGGTCTAAATCAAAAGGTTCTCCTTTATCGTCGTTTGGCTTATAAGATGAACCAGTTGGTTTCTTAGGCTCGTCTGAAATAGCTCCTAGCACTCCTAGCATAGCCATAGGACTACTAGTTATTTTACCGCCTAGGTTTTTCCAAGCGTTACCTACTCCGCCGTGACGAGTAATAGCACTACTAACACCGTCCATACCCCAAGTGCCTGCAGAGCCTCCTATGTTACCAAAAGCGCCTACACCGCCTATACCGCCACCAGACCATCCTGAAACAGTGTCACCAAACGCACCACCTGCTGCTAATGAGCCTCCGACATAGCCAAGGGCTGCGCCCTTTATACCGCCTTTCCAGCCTCCGCCATCAGAATAACCTGCTAGTCCGCCGCCAATAGCTGCGCCCATAGGGCCACCCATTGCGTAGCCTACTACAGGTGCTGCTACTTTAAATAGTTTCTTGAAGAAGCCATACTCAGGCATACCCGTAACTGGGTTGATTGAAGTAATACCTGAACCTACTTTAAATTGACGTGGGTCCATACCTTCTTCTAGGTAGGCTTGGTATAAATGTCTTTGTAGTTGCGGATGACGTGCCATCATCTCCGGTGGAACCATCATCTCACCTGGAGTTACGTGAGCAATCATCGAGTCATTGCCTCTGCCGTACTGTGCTAATTCTTGTATACCTGCCATTATGCGCCTCTATACCTATCTAAATATGATATTATAATATCTATACAGTTTCCCGCAGAAGCGGTAGCTTGTATAGAATCTCCTTCTTCTAATACGAAAGAGTTGTCTAATAATTCGACTTTAGTCTTTGCGCCTATGCTGAGGTCAGTGGCGATGTTATATGTATTCCCCGAGCTACTATCAACGAAATCCACAGTTACTGTCTTACTACCGCTGTTAGTGTTTGATATTATAACACTACTTAAGATAAAAGACGACTGGGCAGGTGCTGTTAGTAAAGTGGTGGCTGAGGTGTTTATTAAAGACGTACCTGACGATTTAAAGAAGTTACTCATTTAAGTAACCAACCTTCAGCTTCACGCTGGTCAGCATCATCTGCTAGTTCAAAGTCTACTTTACGAAAAGCTAGCTCTAGTACTCTAACTAATTGATTTAACTGCTCTTTTTCGTACTGGTCTCGTGGGATTGGAAATCTTTCTTTTAGTAATACTGCCATCTTATCTCCTTCCGTCTGGTTGTATATTAATACGAGGTAAGCCTACTCTCCATCTATCTCCTGTTGCTGTATCGGAAGATAATTTAATATTCATCTGACGTGCTCGTATCCTCAGGTCTAGTTTTTCTGTAGTTGACGATATAGTATAGGGACCATATGCAATTTCTGCGTCGTTTGGATATAACTTAGCACCTACTGTAAGGCTAATATCACCAGTACCTTGTGTAGTGTCCGGAATAAACTGATTCATTAAGAACAACTGGTCTCCTTGGTCTAAATCGAAGTCCGCTGATTGGATATGTGCTTGGATAGCGCTACCGTCGTCACTATTACCTGTTTCATGGTCATATACCTGACCAGTAGATTTAATGCCGATAGGTAGGTTATATACCTCTCTATCTACCCAGGCCGTACGATTTAAAGTACCAATCGACCAAGAGCCTTCTACATAATTATAAGTAACATATTTATCATTCTCTGTACTAGTCGCTGATGGGTAGAACCACCACACCTCGTGAAATTCTTGGTTAAGTCCCGCTGTAATCTTACTACGCTGGGATAGGTTTACATCATCTAATACGTACCTACGTACCGGACTCTCTAGAGCTTTAACCGAACCATCATATACATAGAAGTTATGCTGTCCAATCCAGTAAGCTACTGAGTTCGATACTACCATTGAGTTAGGGCCAGCTGCACCACATTGTGATGCTATTTGCTGAAAACCAAATGTATAGGGAGGCCCTGTAAATTGCATGGAGTGTAGGTCTGTGTCTGTCCACACTAATACCTGACCTTGTGCTCTTTTAGCGGCCACAATCTTAGAACCACCTGATAATCGCTGACTACCAGCTGTATTTACACTAGTAGCAGTCCAGTCTGTAGTGGATTCTTGAGAGGCCCATCTTACTAATAAGGCGTCATAATCACTACCGTCGTGAGTACCAAAGGTAACTAGATGTCTGTCTGGGTTAGATACTAATACTACTGTATTTTGTATAGGGGCATTAGATACTGCGGTAGCTCTACTACTAACACCTCCTGAGAAATCCCAGGTATATATCTTAGACTCCTCATAAGTAGCCACCAAATCCTCGCCAAAGGTATCTAGAGACCATATCCTAGGAGCTAGTACAATGGAAGAAGTAGAACGAGCTGTGCCCCATGTACTTGCACCCCACGTACTTGTGCCCCAACCATATTCAAACTCCTCGTCCACATTACCTATAGCCACCTCATACTCTAAAACACCTGAAGCACCTCCGAAAGTAGCTGTACCAGACGCTGCTGTAGTTACTGTGATTGTATAGCTATTTACATTAACTACTGTAACCGAGTGGTTGGCATTAACCTCTGTAGAAGTCAGTCCTGAACTACCCATCGTGAATCCCGATAGGGTTACATAATCACCTGTATTACACCCGTGGGAGGTATCTGTTACTGTTATTGTCTTAGAAGATGCAGTACTACTTAAAGGGTTACTACTTGCAGGATTAACTGTTTTTCTTAAAGGAGTGATATCGTGCAATGTACCACCTTGCTCGATATATAGTTTCTTATGAGTCCCGTAGGCTGTATTAATAATACCGTTATTAGCACGCCATACTAATACAGAGCGCCCTACTCCGTCTAAAGTACCTGCAATATGCTTAACCCAACCGCCAATACGCTCGGGCTTGCCTGATTTAAAACGTACTTTATCTGCATCATACCAAAATCCCTCGGTAGAGTATTCTGTGTTTTCCTTCTGTATCCCTGGCGGGAAATTAATTGGTTGTAATGCCATTTAAAGCTCCTTTAAATCTACCAGCTGTCTGCGTCATCAGAACCCCAGCCATAGCCTCCGTCATCAGAGTCATCCCCATAGCCCCCGTCTAGACCTGGACCAGCCGGAGTGTCGCCACCTGAGTCATTGTTCCAGTCATATCCAGAACCGTGATATGTTCTTCTTTCTCCTGTTGAAGGATTATACTCAGTCCATGAGTCATATCCTACCCCTGGGGCTGTTCTATATCCTGTAACAGGGTCTACTGCTACAGGGGCTGTAGAAGAAGTACTGCCTATGTTATCACCGTAGCCGCTAGTACCTATATTACCTACTTCTGTTGTATTTGCTACAGCCGTAGTACCTAAGTTTTGTAAATCAGTAGGCTGAGTAAGCTGTCTACCTGCTGAAGGGATGCCTAATGTATTCTGCGCGAAGTTATTTTTATTCTGAGCTAATGAATTAATCCCTTGTGCCTGCTGAGCTTTGTTTACTGCTGCCTGAAGCCTATCTATTTCAGCATTCTCATTTTTCAGGTGCTCGCCCCACTCCTTATCATCTTTAGACCTAGCATACGCCTCTCCTTTAGCATTTAGCGTACTTAATCCTAAAGTATTCATCTCATGGTCTGCTTGTGCTTGAGGTAATGAGTTTAGATAATCCACCGTGTCCTCAGTAAAATGAGTTCCTGCTCTAGTGGCCTCTGTTATGCTCTGGTCGCCAGTCAATCCTGTGAATTTATCAATAGCATCTTGACGCGCTTTACCCGTCAGTCCTCTATTAGACGCATATAAAGACCCCGGTCCGAAGTAGTTCTTACCATACCTAGACTGAAAAGCATCCCCTTGCTTCATCTCACCTAATTTGTTCTCTGCCCAATCTCCAACTATTCCAGTTCCAGTTAACCATGCACCTACTCCTGAGGAGTAGTTAGGAACACCGTAAGCTCTGTCTGTATCATTCGCCATTATAAACCCGCCTGGCATAAAGGCACCTATCCCTTGTGTTAGGGTGCGGTCAGACACACCGAAGAACTTATCGTTACCATCTACATAATCGTAGAACTTCTGGTAATTTGACCTATTGTCTACTGGAGCTTTATAGTTACTGACAGCGTCACTACTATCTACAGTAGTGACCTGTGGCGGAGGGGGCCAAGGTAGATGAGCAGGGTAGTCTAGAGGTCTGCCGTCTGCCGGTACCCTATAGTAATCCCAGTTAATTAGATTGTTACCGTTTCCGTATCCGTATAAACTCATTTTGTTAACCTATGTCAATGTTACCGTTACTGAAATACTAGGGTGCGCCGCGCCGCCACTGCCGTATGCAGAGCCTACCTGCGTCTGTCCAAATGAAGAAGTAGCCGCTACTGTATTATCATAACTTCCACCACCGCCTCCAGTAGATGAGCCTGTTACCTGTATCCTGACATTAGTCCACTCAGAAGCTGTAAAACTCACTGCTGTGTACCAGCCCTGGCCATATCCCCCACAGTCCCCTCGTCCTGTATGTACATTTCCACTAGGTTCAGCACCCGCTATTTGTACATTACCGTTGCCGTCATATTTAACATACAAGAAATGGTCAATACACCAAGTCCTTGTGTCTGTTAATGTTTGTGTTTTATTCCAGATTTTAGTGCCGTTGAAATATACCGCTCCCATAGCAGTACCGTTGAAGTACACGTTGTCACTTGCTGATATATTGGTACCGTTGAAATTTATACTCATTATGTTGTCACTATGTAAAGGTCACCACCTGATACATACATTTTAGCGTGTCCATACACAGTAGAGCTTGGACGCAGAGCAGCGTGTGTTGATACATCTGTGTCTACGGCTGACTGTACAAACGCTGTTGTAGCTACTTGTGTAGTATTAGTTCCAGAAGCTGCTGTAGGAGCTGTAGGTGTTCCTGTTAATGCTGTAGAAGCTAGCTGGTCCTTAACAAATGCTGTTGTAGCTATCTTAGTAGAATCGTCTGAGCTAGTCTGTGTGGTTGTAGTTGGACTACCTCCCAATGCCACGTCATTTGCGATATCAGTACCCGTGATAGTACCATTAGTAATTTCTGCCGATGTAACTGTACTCTTAGTAGAGAGGGTACCTAGTCCTAAAGTAGTTCTAACTGCCGATGCGTCTGCATCATCTAACACAGTTCTAGCAAACGCAGTCAATGGAGTGGTTGCTGCGGTAGTTGTTGAATCAAAGTAGGGTAGCTTGTCTGCGGCTTGTGTTAAGCCCGCTAAATCATCTAGTATGTCATCTTGCTGCTGTGCGCTTAAAGCTGTACGTGCAGCAGATGCGGAGGTTGCTCCTGTGCCTCCCTCAGTAAGAGGTAAAGCTGTATCTAGCGCTAATGACGACATAGCTGTAACAGCCTCTACTACATTAGTTCCATCACAGTATATAAACCTCTTCTCTCCGTTACCAATGGTAACACCTGTTCCTGCTGACGTCTTAACTGTAATAGACTGCGAGCCTGAGGTACCATTCTTAACCACATATACTTTATCAGCAGTAGGTACTATTACCGAGCGAGTTGCTGTAAGTGATACTGTAGAGGTAACTTCTAGTACCGCACTTCTAGACTCATCAACAGCACCGTCTGTACTACTTAG